TCATCGGCCCTCCTCCGCCTCGGCGCGCGCCGAGAAGCCCATCTTGCGGCCCTGCATGTTCCGACCGGGCATGTTCTGGCCGGCGATGGCGCTGGCCGTGGTGGCGGCGCGGCTCACCTCGTCCAGCTTCTCCTCGATCCGCAGCAATTGCAGCGACAGGCGCGAATCGAGGTCGCGGATCAGCGACAGCGGCACATAGGTGCGCGCCACCTCCAGCTTGAAATCCACCAGCTCATCGCGGGACGGGCCGGGATTTGGCGCAGGCGGGGCGGTTGGCGCCTCGGGGCGCGTCTGCAGCTCCCGCCGCAGGATGTACATCACCCACAGCATCAGCGCGGCCAGCGGCGCATCGGCCAAGGCGGCCAGAAGCTGCGGGGGAAATTCGGGGATCATCGGGGGACTCCTTGAAGGGAAGCGATGACAGGCCCACCCTGGGGGCGAACCGGAGCGACCGTCACCGAACAATGTGGAACCAGCCCTATCTCGAGACCTGCTGCCGATCCGCCCTGCACCGGCTGACACTGGTGGGGCGGCCGGGCCGGCCTGATGGGCTGAAGGATGGCCCCTGCCTGAAGCGGCTGGAGGGGATGGGCCTGGCACGGCAGCGCCCGGATGGGCGCTTCGAGATCACGGCCGCCGGGCAGGACCGCCATGCGACCGAAATCGCGCCCATCAGGAAAAGCGCCTAGCCACCCCGCCAGGGCAGGGTCGTCGGCCGCGCCGGCGGCGCGAAGGGCAGGCGCACCGGCTCGGCCAGCAGACAGCCCGCCACCGCATCCAGCGCGTCATCATGCTGGCCCGGCGTATCCGGGCGCCATTCCGCCATTTCCTGGGCGAAGCGGGTGCGGAACACATCCTCCCGCGCCCAGAGCCGGCGCGCGGCGAGAACCGGGTCCAGCGCCGCCAGGATGCGCTCCGCCTTGGCACGGCGGCTGACCGCCTCCACCACGGTGCATTGATAGCCGATACGGCGAAATTCGCGCTTCAGCAGGCCCGGCAGGAACTTGCCGATGCCGTTGCTCTCCACCCGCAGCACCGGTAGCAGCAAGGCGCGTGCGATCTCCGCCACCGCGCGGCATTGCTGGGTGGCGGCATCGTCCTCCGCCGCCGGGTCGTGCAGCAGATAGGCCAGGCGGTGCAGGTAGTGCCGGCCCTCGCCATCGGCATAGGTGCAGGCGAGCACGCTGGCATCGCCGAGACCCGGCCGCCCGAAGGCCGGGTCCCACCAGCCGCCACCCGAGACCATCTGCTGGCCCATCAGGGTCAGCACGCCGCGGCCATTCGCCTCGCGGTAGTCGGTATCCTCCGCGTAGCGAACGATCAGCGCGGGATCGAGCCGCGCCGCCTCCTCGGCCACCGCTTCCAGCAGCATCTGCCGGCGGAAGGCGAGCGGCCCGACGCGCTGGCGCAGCGCGGCGATGCCGGCATCCGTGAAGCGCTGCGGCCAGGCGCTGGCGCCGGCGGCATCCACCAGCGGCAGCACCAGGCGGCGATAGCCGGCGAGGAAGGCGTCCTCGCCATCGGCATAGAGGCTGTCGGCGCAATGCGGCGTGCCGACGAAGATCATGCGGCCGCCGGGCACCAGCACGAATTCCGTCTCCATCAGCCGTTCCCGCAACTCCGCGCGCTGGCCCGGCGATCCGCAATTGCCTGCGACCTCCACATCGTCGCAGATGATGAGGTCGGCGCGCGCGCCCGTGATATTGCCGCCGATACCCGCGGCCAGCATCGAGGCATCGCGCAGCACCGCTTCCCGCGCCACGGTGAAGCGATCGGAGGCCCAGGAGCCTTCGCCATGATCCGGCAGCAGGGCGCCGCACAGCGGATGCCGGCCCAGGAGGCGGCGCACCGTGGCGACCATGCGCGTCGCCAGCGCATGGTCGGCGGCCACCACCAGGATGCGCGTCTCCGGCGCGCGATAGAGCTGCCAGGCGCAGTACAGACCAACCAATGTCGACTTGCCGCAGCCCCGGAAGGCCATCAGCAGCAGGCGCAGGTCACCCTCCTCGCCGCGTTGCATCAGCCAGCCCAGCATGCGGCGATGCACATCGGGCGTGCCGAGGCCGGCGAGGCGATTCCAGATCCAGGCGAATTCCAGCAGGTCGGCGGGCCGTTCCGTCATCCATCACCTTCCTTGGCCATCTGCGCCCGCATCGCCGCCAGGATCTGTTCCGCATCCGGCGGCGCCTCGCCGGGCTTGTGGACCTCGCCTGCCGTCATCGCCGCCAGCTCCGCCATATGCGCGAGCGCCGAGCGCGCGGCGGCCTGGTGCGCGGCGAAGGCCTTGGGATCGGGCGGTGCCTCCCCGCGCGGCCAGGAGGCGACGAACTCCGCATAGTCCACGGCGACGCGCCGCATCGCCGCCTCCAGCGTCTCCCGCGGCAGGGAGGAGCCCTGGGGCGCCTTGCCCCGAGCCGGTCGCTTCATGCCTTCACCAGGCGCACGCGCACCGTGCCGGGATTGAGATCCAGCGCCGCGCCGCTGCGATTCCAGACGGTGACCGTCACCACATCCTGCGCGCCGATCTGCGACAGGAAGACGGCGCCGGAGGTGGAGAGCGAATAGGCCGCCTGCACGAAATCCCCGGGCCGGGCGCCGGGCAGCGGCACATTCACCTGGGTGCTGCCGCCAGCAGCGATGGAGGGCGGGTCCCATTCCTGTTCCGCGACCAGGTCCCGCCTGCCGATCGGCAGGTCCGGCAGGCCATACATCAGCGCCGGCGCGTGGCGCGGATCGCAGTTCAGCCGCAGCGCGCGCAACTCGTAATCCGTCGAGATGCGCGCCACGCCGATCACCGCCGTGGCGACGGCCGGCGACAGCCGCAGCGCCTGCAATCGCGACATCCCTTCATCGGTCATGTCCGCAGCGCCCTGCCACCAGCGCGCTGTCGGATTCCAGACGACGGACTGGCCGGAGGCCAGCACCAGCGGGCCGAGACTGTCGGTCAGCAGGTTGTTCGCGCCATCGAAGCACATCACCACCAGGCGCGGCGCATCGGCATCGACGCTGAGCGCGAAGTCGCGGCATTGCCGCGCATCGACGATGAAGCCCACGGCGCGCCCGCCCGTCAGCGTCACGCCGCGATTCGTCAGCTCGAAGGCGTCCAGGCCGGGGAAGACGAAGTCGTGCAGAACGGCCGGGCTGCCGGAGACATTGGAGGACAGGCAGGCCAGTTTCTCGAAGCCGATCTCCGTCGCGTTCCAGCGGATGGCGGCAGCGCGCAGCGAGGGAACGCTCGCCACCTCCCGCGTCGCCTCCCGATGCGCCGCCGCCTGGTGCATCGCGCGCACCACACCGCCGAGGCGGGTGGAGGCGCCGGCATGCTCGATCTCCACCATATAGCCCTGGCTGGCCCAGGCCACCTCGTAGACATGGTCCTGCGCCGCGCCGGTATGGCGGGCGACGAAGCCGGTGCAGCCTTCCATGCGCATGGCGCGGGCGATCACGGCGCGGCTGCTGACCTCACACAGGAAGGGAATGCCGACGATCGGCCGGCCCTCTGCGTTCAGCTCGAAATTCGGCGCGTCGAAGACATGCCGGTTGTGCGCGACATAGGCGCCGGGCGCGGCGGAAAGCCGCACGCCGAAGCGGTCCTTGTCCATATGCGTGGTGGAGCCCACGGCGAAGTGGCCACCATGGTAGCGGATGGAGGTGTTCCAGGCCGCCGCCGTCGCCGTGTGCACATCAAGGCCGATACGGTTGTTGACGATGCGGCCGAGCACCAGCGTGGAATCCTCGAAGCCGCGCCCATCGCCCAGGGTACGGATGCCGATGGTGAAACCCTCGACGCGCCGCACTTCGATGATGGAGGCATCGTGGTTGCGCAGCAGGATGCCGATATCGCCTTCATTCTCCCAATCCGACTGGGTGGCGCGCAGCACCGTGAGCCCGCTATGCAGCTTGCTGGCATTGCGCGCGCTGCCGCCATCGCCGATGGTCAGCGCCGGCTGGCCGGCCGGCCCGGCATAGACGATGCTGCCGCGCATGATGAGGCCGGCGGAAGCACCGGGCAGGGTCAGGGGCTGGCTGCTGCGGAAGGACCCCTCCCCGATCAGCAGCACCTTGCCGGAGACACCTGCCGCATTCATCGCCGCCTGAAGCGCCGGCCCATCCTCCGTCACGCCATCGCCGGTCGCGCCGAAATCGCGCGCGCTGAGCTGCTCGGCGAGCTTGTCCTCCACCGTGTAGGGCACGGCGCCCGGAAAGGGCGCGCCGATCAGCCCGGATTCGCGCGGCAGCACCACCAGGTCGCCGCCGCCATCGAAGCCCAGCACACGATTGGCGCGGGCTGTGCGCAGCGGCAGGGTGAAGGCACCGCCGACCTCGGCCGGGTCCTGGCGCAGCGCGCCCGACAACTCCTCCCGCTGTTCCTGCAGGGCGGCGACGATACGGTCCAGCTCGTCATTCAGCGTGCGGGCGCGCAGCACGCCATTGTCCTGGAAATCGGTGCTGCGCTCCACGCGAATGCGCCGGCGCAGCGTGACGGTGCTGCCCTCGGCCGGCGGCGTCGCCAGGGTGACGAGGCCGCCCTCGCTGCTGCCGGCGCCGGCCACGCTGAAGCCACCGCTGAGCGGCACGCCATCCAGGCGAAGCTCCAGCTCCGAGGCCTGGAAGATCGGGAAGGGATAGGTGAAGGCGGTGCGCGTGCCGTCGCCCAGATACTGGACGCGCGGCGCGACATCGCCGATGCGGATATGCTCGGCCATCAGGGCCTCCGTTCAGGGGTTGCGGCTCAATCGAGCAGGTTGCGCAGCGAGGTGCCGAAGCTGGTGCCGGCGCGCAGGTAGCTGGTCAGCGAGCCATCATTGTTCAGCAGGCTGCGGCGGCCGGCGGCGAGGCGGCTGGCGAAGATCTGGTCGCTGTCGGATTGCGCCGCCGCGGCCTCCCGCTCCATGCCCGTGGTCAGCGCGGCGGCGGAGCCCTCATCCGGCGAGATGCCGCTGGCGGCCAGGCGCGCGCGGGTGGAGGCGAGCGTGCCGGCCAGCCGCGAGTCCCGCGCGCGGGCCTCCGCCGCCTGCTGCAGCGCCGTCTGTTCCACCCGCGCCGCCTCCTGCACCCGCGCGGCATTGGCCTGCGCCTTGGCATTGGCCGATTGCGCCTGGCCCTGCTGCACGCTGTTGAAGATGGACACGCCCGCGGTCAAAGCCGTGGCGATGGGGGCGAGTTGGGCCATCAGGTGGTGATCCTCAGATCCGTGGTGACGGAAAGCAGCGTAAGCGGCAGCGGCGTGGCGCCCTCGATGCGCCACAGCGGCGCCATCGCATCGCGCCGCCAGCCCAGCGCGCGCAGCGCGACATCGCCGCTGAAGGGCGCCGGCGGCGCATCCAGCAGCGGTGTGTCGAGCCGCCGGAAGGGCACGCTCTGCACGCCGCGCCCCAGATCCACCTCCAGCGCCGGGGTCGCCAGCAGCCGGAAGGTGACGGAGACCAGGCGCAGCGGCGCGACGCCCGCGCCACTGGCACCGCCGAGTTCGGCCGGCAGCGGTTCGATCAGGTGCCGGAAGGGCAGCCCGACCTGCACCGCGGTGGCGGGGGTGTCGACGCGGATGACCCCGCCCAGCACCGTCGCCGCCGCCTGCGGCGCGCCATCGGCCAGCACGCCGACCGCCTGCCCTTCGAGATGCGCGAGCCCCGACCAATCGTCGCGCGGCGTCGTATCGCTGCCCGTCAGCGCCGCGTCGAAGCCGATCGTGGCATCGAAGCGTTCCAGCCGATGCGTGCCGAAACGCTCGACCAGCGCATAGACGCGGCCCTCGGTCTCGGCGACCGCGCGGAAGGCGCCCTCCGTCTCCTGCCGCGTCCAGGCGATGACCTGCTCGGCGCGGTACAGCGTCAGTGTCGCCAGGGCGCCATCGGCCATCGCCACATGCAGCAGCCGTTCCGCCTGGTCATAGGCCATGGAGACCGGCGCCTGCACCAGATGCCGTGCGACCAGCGCCAGGTCGTTCGCCTGATAGGCGTCGGCGACATCGGTATAGGCGAATTCATGCACGCCGCGCCCCGACCGCGCGACGAAGACCGTGGCGCCATCGACATCCACCGGCGGCACCTGCCGGTCCACCAGCGTGCCGACGCGGGTCTGCCGGTTGAGCTGGATGGAGGAGGGCGTCAGCGGATCGCCGGTCACCATCCATTCGGCGCCGGAGGTGAAGACCTGCAGATGCCGGCCGGAGAAGACGGCGCGGATCGCATTCACCTGGTCGGAGACCAGCGAGAAGGCGATCGCCTCGTCATCCAGCCCGGTGCCGCTGTCGAAATTGCCGAGATCGCCGGTGCGCGACAGCCACAGCCGGTTCGGCGCATCGCGCGACCCGCCGAGCACCAGCCGGTCCTGATGGAAACAGGCGCAGACCGGCCAGCCGCGCACGCCGCTGAAGGCGGTCTCCTGCCAATCCTGCGTCGCCAGCGTATCCTCCAGCGCATCCTCCACCAGCGCCGTCGCATTCTGCGGCCCCTCGACGGAAAGGATCACCACGCGCTTGCCCTTCAGCAGGAAGCGGGAGGTGACATGGCCGGCGGCGAAGACGGGCGCGGAACAGGTCAGCGCCACGGTGCCGCTGGTGGCGGAGGCCGCCATGGCGATGTCACGGCTGACGTTGAGATAAGGCACTTCGGTGAAGACGAAGGGCGTGATGGTCCAGGCAATGTGGCTGGTTCGCGTCAGGCGTTGCGGCGGCATCTCCGGATGGAACAGCAGCAGCGTGTCGGCGCTCTGCGTGAAGGCGAGTTGCGGCAGCATGGTGGTGGACCAGGGCGCGGGCAGGCTGGCGACCTCGGCATCATTCAGGAAGACCTGAAGACGGCCCTCGCTCAGCACGAGCAGATAGGTCTGCTCGGTGTTGAACTCGAAGGGCACCAGCCGCGCCGCGCCCGGCAGCATCGCCACATGGCGCAGGCCGGAGCGGCGCGCGACACCCCCGGTCGGCTGGATCACCACATTGCGCAGCCGCCTGGCGCCATTGGCGAAGGCGCGCAGATCGGCGCGGCCATAAAGCTCCGGTGCCAATTCGCCCGCGGTGAAGGAGGCCTTGATGCGGCGCGTCGCGGCCGTCATGCGCGCCCCCTGACATCGACCAGCGGGAAATGCTCGATGGCGCGCGGCGTGTCCTGCTGGCTGTCGATCAGCCGCGCGCTGCGCAGCTCCCCCTCCGCCAGGCGGAACAGCATCTCGGCGCGGGATGCGCTTTCGGTCAGCGGCAGACAGAATTCCGCGGCCAGCCGGGCCACCAGTGCCTGGGCGAAGAAGGGCGGAAATGCGCTTTCGTCGGGCCGAAAAATGTAGGTCAGCGTCACGCTGGTGGCGTCCGCATGCAGCCGGTCCTCATGCAGGCGATAGGGCATGCCCCGGCCGCGCCCGCCGCTGCCGGCCGACAGCGCGCGCAGGAAGCCGGCGGGAAGCTGGAAGGCGTGTGCCATGTCGGCCGGCGGCACCGCGGCCAGGCGCGGCAGGCCGGCCTGGGCGGTGGCGAAGGACCAGGGATGCGCCGAGAGCAGCGTGTCGCGTGTCGGGGCGTAGAGGTTGGCCGCCACCTCCGCTTCCGCGGTGCCCTCATCGAGCGAGGCGACGGGCTGCGCGCCAAGGCGCAGCAAGGCGCGCGAGCAGAGCGCGACAGCGGTCAGGGACATTTTGGGGCATCCGATCTGGAATCAGGAGGACTGGTGAGGAAGGTAGCGAAGACCCCCTCACCCACCGTTGAACGCAGTGCGTTCAACCCCCCCATCAGGGGGAGAGGGCTTTGCGGATTATTCCGCCGCGCGCATCCGCACGACGCCGAAGGCGTCGACCAGCACCGCGCCCTGGCTCATCATGTTCGCGACAAAATGCGCGGCGCGGTCGCCGTGCCAGGTGATGTCGGTCTCGACCTCGGCAGCGCTGGCATGGCCGATGGCGGTACGGTGGTAGAAGTAGCAATGGCGCAGCGCGCCGGACTTGGTCAGGCCGGAATGCGGCATCCACAGCGCGCCGAGCCAGCGCTTGGCCTGGCTGCCCTTCCAGGGCAGCGCATCCTCGCCGACATATTCCGAGGAGGCGAATTCCTCGATCTGCAGCAGCTGCGACCACTGCTTCCAGCCGACCACGGCGAAGCGCCCGCCATCATCCGGCACTTCCGCCGCGCCCATCATCTCGAAGGCCAGCAGCACCTTCTCCTTCGTCAGGCCGTCGGCGTCCGTGGTGCCGGTGGAGGTGCCCACCGCCTCCTGCGTCGCGGTGTCCAGGGCGGCGATGATGAGCTCATCGGTCTTGCGGCCCAGCGCATAGGCGCCGGCATTGGCGACGACGCCACGCTCGTCGATATTGGTCTTCAGCTCGTCCAGCCGGTCGATCCAGTCACCGGCATAATAGTCCTGCAGGATGCATTCGACCTGGGCGTGTTCCAGGTTCATCACCGGCACGGAGCCATGCCGCGTCTTGGCGGCGGCGACGCCCTTGCCGACCTTGGGGAAGAAGGTGCTGGTGCCGGTCACGCCGGTCTTGGACCGCACGGTGGGGCGCAGCTTGCTGCCCTGGCGCTGATAGGCCTCATGCACCTCGGCCTGGAACTGGCGGGCGAAGACGGCGTCGATCTGGGTGGAGACGGACATGCGGATTCCTCATGGAACAGGGGGGATGAAGCGGCCGCGCCGCCGGTTGTCCCTCGCGGGCCGGCGACGGAACGCGCGCCCGCAGGCCCGCCTGGCGTGGCGGCCAGGCGGGTTGGTCGCGGGCGAAATCGGGGCGAGGCGGCGCTAGGCGCGGACCAGCCGGCGAAAGCCTTCCGTCACGCGCTGGACGAAGTCGGGCTCCCGCGTCCGCCAGTAGCGCGGGTCGCGCATCATCTTCCGCAGTTCGGCCTCATCGGGTCCGGCCTCGGCCTGGGCATCGCGGGACAGGGCGGGCTCCTTGCCCTCCATCATCCGGTGCAGGGCGACGACGCCATCGGCGGTGGAGGACAGGGCGGTGAACACCGCCTCCGGCAGATGCGCGCGGCCCCAGGCGGAAAGCTGCGCAGCGATGCGGCGGAAGCGGTCCTCGCCGCCGAAATGCGCACGCAGCTTCTCCACCTGCCGCCCGGCCTCGAACTCCGCCGCCGCCTCGGCGATCAGGGGCAACAGGCGCTCGGCGGCCAGGTCATAGACAAGCTGCACCTGGCGCGCATTGAAGCCGGCCTCGTGCAGCCGCTGGTTCACCGCGGAATCCGGCGTCAGCAGCTCGTTCGGCGGCGTCACCTGGTACTCGTCGGGGCTGTCCGGAATGCCCAGCGCGCGACGCCAGCGAAGCCGGTCCTCCTCCGGCGCGTCATCGGCCGGGGGTGCGAAGCGTTGGGACAGGCGGCGTTCCAGCTCGATATAGGATTTCAGCAGCGCATCGACGCGCAGCGCGCCCTTCGCCTCGTCCCAGAATTTTTCGGGTACCTCGGCGGGCCGCGCGCTGGCGGTCTCGGTCACGGCGTCGAGAAGATTGTCGGACATGCCGGGGCTCACTCCTGGATGGGGTTGATGGTCGCGGCCGGGCGGATGATCTCGGCCGGCGCGCCGAGGGTGCGGGCCAGCCAGCGGGCGGCGGCCGGCGCGTCGAGCACCGCCTGCGCCTCCGCGCCCAGGCCGGCGGCGGCCTGCAGGAACAGCATGGTGTCGGCGGCATCGGCCCTCGCCTGCACCCGGGCGAGCGGGGAGGCGTAGACCAGCCGCGCCTCCTGCCCCTCCGGCGGCACCTCCCCCCGCCGCCGCAGCAGCGACAGGCAGCGCGCCACCAGCGGGCCGAGCAGTTCGGCCTGAAGCCGGCCATAGATGGCGCCCAGCAGCCGGACGGAGATGGCGCTGCGTTCCGTCACCTCGGTCGCCGTCATCCCCGCCTTGTCGGAGGCGGCGATGCGGTCGGCGAGCAGGGCGCCACGGATGCGCGCCCGCAGATCCTGCAGGATGATCTGCGAGACATCGAAATTGCCCGGCGCCGCCAGCGGGGTCAGCCCGGCCGAGCCCTGCGCCTTGGGGATGATGGCGCCCGGCACCAGCCGCACCGTGGCGGGGTTCAGCACGCCGTCATCCTCCGCCTGCCAGATGCCGGTGGCGGCGATGGAGGCGTTCTTCAGGATCAGCTCCACCACCTTGTTGGCGGTGCGGATATCCGGCAGGGCCTTGGCAACGGGACCACGGCCATAGGTCTCGCCCGGCACCTTCAGCCAGCGGAAGGCGATGAACGGATTTTCCGAGAATCGTCCCTCGGCGAGGAGTTCCGGCGCGCCCTCCCCGCCATCCAGCACCACCGCGTAGCGATGACCGGCGAGGGCGTCCGGCCAGACCGCTTCCACCAGGCGAAGCGGCGCGGCCTCCTCCCCCTGCGGCTTCGGCAAAGCGATCCGCGCCGCCGGCCAACGGGCCAGGATTTCGGCCGGCGTCAGCCGCAGCGCGCGGAACACGGTCTCCAGCCGGCCCGAAGGACCTTCCTCCAGCACCGTCTCCCGCAGCGGCACCGCGGTGAAGCGCAGGGCGGAGACTTCGCCGGGCGGTGCTTCCTCCACCAGCAGCACGGCGGTGCCGGTGACCACCAGTTCGAGAAAGGCCTGGTGCAGCTCCAGCCCGAAATTGGAGCGGTCGAGATGGCCTTGCAGCGTCGCCGCCGCCATTTCCACCCGCTGCGCCACGGCCTGGGCGTCCGGACCGGACTCCAGATGCCGGGCGGGGGCCAGGTTGAACCAGCGCGACCAGGGCGGCGCCAACTCGGCGAGCAGCGAGGCGGCGAGCTGTTCCGCCGCATCCGCCGCCGTCGCATCGAACAGCGGCGCGGCCTGGGCGCCCGGCAAGGCGTGGTCGTAGCAATCCTGCCAGCCACCCTCCAGCAGCCGCCGGCGCTGCGCGGCGCGGGCATGGCAGGCGAGGATCTGTTCGGGGGTCATCATCGCCTCATTCCCCCAGCAGGTTCTTACGCGCGGCAAAGGCCGGCGCCGGGTCCAGCACCCCGCGGGCGGAGGTGGCGATGGTGCCGGCCAGGCCCCGTCGCGCGCGTTCCAGCGCCCGCTGCCGGGCCTGCTGTGCCGCATCCTCCGCACTGGCCTCGGTGGCGGCGGTCTTTGCCGCGGCCGATTGGGTGGCGAGGTTGGCGTCCTCGGCGGAGACGACCGGCTGCGGCGCCTTGAACAGGCCACCCATGCGCGCTTCCTTCAGCTCGGGGTTGGGCCTCGCCCAGGCGCCCAAAAAAGAACCCGCCCGGCGGGGGCCGGGCGGGTCGAAGTCTGGGGAACCGGGAGAGGAGGATGCCGAGGGGCGCATCTCGCCCCGTGGCGGAGGATTGATAGACCCAGCCTGACGCCGAAGTCAATATTTATTCCTATTTAATGTGACTATTTTCCTTAATCTCGCCGCCGAGCGCGCGAAACAATTGAAACGGCGTCCAGGCCGAAGGGGCCCTCGGGCCCAGCAGTGCCTGGCACAGCCCGACGCAGCTCAACGGCCGCAGCGTCGGCAGTGCGCAGGGCAGCGGCGCCTCCGGCAGGAAGGGGCCGAGCACCCGCAGCCCGGCGCGGCGATAGAAGGCGGGCAGGTCGAAGCCGGCCGCCACCGGCAGCCGCGCCACCATCAGCCGGCCGGTCAGCGGCTCGATCACCGTCCAGCCCGCCTCATCGGACAGGGCGGCGAAGCAGTGGCGGAAGCCGGGGCGCAGCAGCCGCAACCAGGGCTGGTCCGCCACCCCGCCAAAGGCGATCCAGACCTGCTGGCCCGCCGCCTCCGCCACGCGCCGATGCGCCGCCTTGCTGGCCGCAGTCACGACCGGCGCCCGGGAAAGGCGATCACCTCGGCCTCCGCCATGCCGCGGGCGGGGCCGGCGACGATGCCCTTGGCGCGCAGCGGGAAATCCAGCCGCTCCATCGCCTCCCGCCACAGGCGCAGGTCGCCGGCCTCCTGCGGGATGCGCGGGCTCGGCGCTTCGTGGCGCTCGCCCCAGATGCGCAGGATGCGGGCATGGGCCAGGTCGATGCGGCGCTGGCGGTACAGCCGGTCGAGGCATTTCACCACGTCATCCGGCTCGCAGGGCCGCACCACCAGGCCGCGGCCGGCGCCGATACGCGCGCCATCGCGCCGGGCGGTGAGCGCCGCCATGGTCCAGAACCAGGCATCCTCGGCGCTGGCAAAGGGTTGCGCGCGATCCAGGCTGGCCAGGATGGGCGTGTGACGGGGGGCGACGGACAT